ACCAGGCGCACGCTTGCGCGCTCGTCTACACCGACAGATTCATTCTCTATTGAAACGTTCAGTTAGTCAACTACTTTATTCCCTGGGCGTGCGCCTGCGGCGCGGCAACTGCACGCCGCGAACTGAGCACGCACAGCAGCTTCGACCAATCTCGCATAGTTATACGGGAAATGGGCAAATCTATTGTCGCCCTCGCCAGAATTGCTCTCGGCAAGCATCAGGCCGAGCTGTTCAGATGTCAGCAAAGCAATTCCGCTACCGCAAGAATCAAGTTGTGCGGGAGTCTGCTCAGGCATCACGGGTTCTGCATCTTCAGTTCGGAGATGCCCACGCAGACCAGACCGCCAGGCAGGCGGACTTCAGCCATGCCATCCAGTTGCCCGGTGCAGATCTTCATGATGCGGCCTTCGTAGCCGTTGCAGATGACCAGTTGTCCGACTTTGAAGTTATGAGCGATCAGCATGTTGTTCTCCCGTTGTGTTTGTTGATGTCTCTAATATAACCTGCCAATTAGAGACATGCAAGCACTTTCGCAAATTATTTCGTGGCGCTGCGCTTGATCCAGTCGCGGCATTCCCTTGCCGCATGTCTGCACTTGCCTATCTCGCAATAGCAGGGCGATTCGGTCTGGATCAGCGTGCGCGGCAATGGCGGTGCCTTGGGCGGCTTTTTCGGCTTCAGCTTCACTTGTCCTCGCCGCCTTTGATGCGGATCGACTCGGTGCCGCGCGGTCCGACGTACAGATAACATTCCGCCTCGTGCGGCAGCTTCTGGTTTGGCAGATGCACTCTTGGCGGGGCAGCCGGCAGAGCTGGCGGGACGTAGCGCTCCTTTGCCTTGGGCTCGCCAAAGATCCGTGCATGGTTCGATTCGTACACCTCGCGCGGTACGTCAAATGGGCGGGCACCACTTCCTTTACCTGCCATTATTCTTTCCTCCAGAGTGCAATCAATCCAAGCAGCGTCAGCACGGCAGCCAGCACCGTTGCCGTCATCCAACTGGCACGCGGCGAAATATAGATCGCTGCCATGATGAAAAAGAACTGGTGCCACTTCATGCTTTCGCCCTGAATGTGCTTAGGTGCTTGATCCCTTGATAGACAAAAGCTGATGCCTGAGCATGCTTCAGTTCGGCAGTCACCTTGGCGAATTCTTCGCGGGTCACTACCTGGCCGGCATCAATGGCCGCGCGTAATGCCGCGTTGACCATTTTTCTGCACTTCACCATCGATTCATAGGCAATGTGCGCCTCGGGGTCGTATGCATCTTTTAATTCAACATCAGAAAGTTGTGTCTTTGGATACTCGCGCTCAGGCTTCACGCGATATTGATAATCCGCAATAAATGCCGGGTCCGCGCAGTCCTTCCAGGCCATGCTCGCATCCCTGCGGTGCTGGATCTCGGCACCATTGGCCCACGCGATAATGATGTCATGGTGCGCTCTTGGTTGTTTGTTCTGCATGCTCACCCCTTGTTGGTTAGTTGTTGTTCCATCAAATAAGACTTTCTTGCACCGGCTGCTGTACTTCCTCGGGCACAAACAGTTGGCCCTGCGCGACAGCTTGCTCGATTCTTTTGCAGGCGATGTCGAAATATTTCTCGTCGCGCTCGATGCCGATGAACTTGCGGCCATGCATGAGAGCCGCAACGCCAGTGGTGCCGCTGCCCATCGTGTAATCGAGGACGATTTCTCCGACATCGGTAAATGTCTGGACAAGATCGCACATTAGCGCCAATGGCTTTTGTGTCGGGTGCTGCCCAGAATAATCCTTGCGATACTGGAGAACATTCGATTTCGTATTCTTCCCATGCCGGAGATTGAACCGGCGTCCATATTTCTTGTTTATATACTCAAGATCTTCATAGGACTTGAACCAGCTTTCGCTTTTTATCGAAAAATGTTCGCAAAGTTCTTCGTATGATTCCTTCGTGCACAGCTCAAACTGTGTTGATTCGATATAGAAGAAGTGTTCAAGCCGCCTATGCCCAAGCGCATTGTTGATCTTCTTTAAACTGCCGCCGCAATGCTCCAGAACTTTCGCCGCATAGGAGCGCAGCGGGTGCTGTCCATGAGTGTCGTGCTGCTTGAAATGCACAACAATATCTTCGTAATACGACACTGGCGCTTTATTTGAAAGCAAGCTATTTGAGAAATGATCTTTCAGCCAGATCATGCGATAGCTGAATGGTAAATTACGATGGGCGTTTGTGATCATGTCGGATGTAAATGGTTCCTGCCCAAAAAGCACCATAGCACCATTGACACGCAGGATTCTATTGCATTCAGTATGAACTTGGAGCGGATCTAGCGCACTATCCCACTCAACTGCACCAATGATTGAATATCTTCCCTCGCCTTTACCCATGCCGCCAGCAGTCCCATATGGAGGGTCAGTAATGCACGCATCCGCATATTGAACCATTGGCAAGGCGTCCTCACACGCCCCCAGGTACAGCGTAGCATCGCCAATCACAACAGGTTTCATGCTTCCTCTTTCTTGGTTTCCATCAGCTTTTTCACCAGCTCCCGGCGGTAGTCCCGGTCCTTTGCTGGCAGGTAGAGCACGGTGGCCGGGTCGTTCCATCGGCGTTCGATGTTGTAGTCCGGACACATGCCAATGCCATCTTTCTCCAGTGCCTCGCGCGGGAATTTCCGGCATGAGGCGCACAGCGTGGTTCTTGTGTTATCCATTCAGGCATCCAATATAACGCGTCAGTTAGATTGTTGCAAGAGGTTTTTGCTGATCTGCATCATTTGCCTCTCTGCCTGTCCAGCCGGCGTTCGAGCGTTGTAAAGTAATCCGCCAGCAGGTCGGCAATGTGCACCGGGCCGCTTTTCCTCGGCTTGATCGGTCGGCGAACAGTCCAGTTCTCCGGCGTGGTCCTGTGCCTCGCCAGGGTTGCGGTCGCGCGCCAGTCGTGCACCACGTCCGGATCGTCGCAAAAATATGCTAATTTGATGGCTTTGACGATGCCCTCCGAGGTGGCCGCGAAATACTTGTCCCGGTCGGCGGCATCGCGCTCCGTGCGCCTGCGGTCATCCTGGCCGCTGATATCGACCTCGCGCACGCATTCATGCCCTTCAATGCGGAAGATCATCCAGCCTTCCGCAGCCAGGCGCTTGTCGCGGGCCGCATCGCGCTCCTTGTCGTGCCATTCCTTGCCATCGCACTCGATGCCGATCTTGAGGAACGGGTTGCCGAAGTCGATGAAGTAGTTCAACACTGGGATTTGCGGGTAGAACGGCACGCACAGGTTCCGGATGTCGCTCCATACCAGCTTCTCGATAGGCGAGAATTCCCAATCCATCAGGTAGGGATCGAACCACATGTTGCCGGTCTGCTCGTAGTCGGCCTGCCACTCGGGCAGCGCCGCCGCATACAGCTTCCGGATTTCTTCAAATGTACTGAAGTCGTTTGCCATGATGTCCTCTTACAATCGGTCGGCCAAGCTGCGGCCTTTCTGCTGCGCCGGCTGTGGCGTAAATGGCCGCGCCAAGCTTTCAAAGCGGGTATGCTCGCCCACGTAGGCCAGCCCGACCATGCCGGTTTCCCCCTGCCGTGCTTTGCCGATGATGACTTCGCAGACGCCCCTGTCGGGAGAATCCGTGTTGTAGACCTCATCGCGGTACAGGAAGATGGCGGTTGCCGCGTCCTGCTCGATATTGCCCGATGAGGCGAGGTCCGACAGCACCGGGCGCTTGTTCGGGCGGTCGTCGCACTTGCGGCTGAGTTGGCACAGCAGCACCACGGGAATGTCCAGTTCCTTTGCCAGCCCCACCAGACCACGCGTGTACTCGCCCAGCGCGTAGGCATAGTTTTCCGACTCGGCGCCCGTGATGAATGACAACTGGTCGATCACAAGGCAGTCCAGTTGCCCGGCCTTGCGCTTGACCGAGCGCGCCTTGGAGCGAATCTGCAACATGTTCATCGAAGTCTGCTCGTCAATGAACAGCCGCATGTCGCGGGCCCGCTGGTAGGCGTGCGTCAGACGCTCCCATGCACCGGTATCGTTCTCGACCGGGTTCATTACCCAGTCCAGCGGCAAGCGACCGATTGCAGACACATTGCGGTCCATGATCTGCTTGCGCGGCATCTCCATCGACCAGAAGGCCGCTACGCCGTTTTCCGAAACATTGCGCGCAACCCCTAGGCCGAACGCCGTTTTGCCCATAGCAGGCCTGCCAGCCACGACTATGAGCGTTCCGCGCGCCATGCCGCCGCCCAGTTTCTTGTCCAGGTCTGGAAAGCCGGTCGAGACAGGCTTGATGTGGCCGTCAACCCGCGCCTGCATCAGATCCAGGTGCTCAACCAGGATATCCGCCATCAGCACCGGCTCGCTGCTGACTTCGCGCCGGGTTGCCGCTTCGATGCGCGATGCCGCACGGTCGGCAATTTCACCCGCGTCCTCTGGCGACACGGCCCATGTTTGCAGGTCGCCGCCAATCGTCAGCAGGGCGCGCTTGACGGCACGGTCGATCACGATGTCCGCATGGCGCTTGATGTTGATCGCGCTCGGGGTCGTCTGCAACATGTCGTTCAGGTAGCTGCCGGCGTCGCGGATCTTTGCTCCCACCTCGACCATCACCGTAATCACGTCGGCACGCCTGCCCGCTGCAATCTGCCGGGTGATTTCCCTGAAGATCATCGCATGGTCGGGATTGTAGAAATGCTCGGCGCGCAAGTCGCCAATCCGGTCTACCGCATCGTTGTCCCGCAACAGCGAGCCGATGACGCTCTGCTCTGCCTGTAGATGGCTCGGAATTGCCGTGATGTTATTGTTCATATTTTCGCTCCCTGATCTTGGTGAAGTTTGCGGATTTGGTCAGCCATTCGAGGTCGGCAAAGAATGGGCGGCGCTGCGGGTTCGGCTGGTTCCCCACCAGGAAGCCGCAGGTGCGGACATACTCGAAGAACCGCTTCCAGTAGGCCAGGTTCTGGCGCGACTCGTCCTCATTCCAGCGGGCCCGCAGTTGCTGCGCCCTTGCCGGCGTCCAGTCCCGTACTTGTGGGCACATCGGCAGGATTTCGTGATACAGAGCGATGATTTCCTTGTGCGGGCAATCATGCTTGACGACCACATGCTGCACGTCGCCGGCGTAGCTGGCGGCAACCACTACCTCGTTAGAGGTAGTGGTATGGTTTACTTCTTCTCTTCTCTTCTCTTCTCTGGGTAACGCACCCGTAACGATACCGTCACACTCTCGTAACGCATCCGTAACGCTAGGTGCGTTACTTCTATGGTCCGCCGCCCTCTTTGCCCCCATTGCGCGCGTTTTTGCAGACTTGCCGTTATGCTCCGTGAACCGTTCAATCGTGACGCCGCCGTCCGATTCGGTCAGCCATTCCGCTGCTACCATTGCCGCCCCGATGCCACGCACGCCGGTTTTACGGTCGATTGCGCCGAGGCTCAGGCCAGGCATGAAGCCATCTTCGGTGTGCTCGTCGGCAGATGTCCAGAGCCAGTAGAGCGCACCAATCA